CAAATACGATTACAACGGCGAAGAACAGCGTTGGCTGCGGTCGTGGCGGGCGTTGCCGACCGGCGAAAACACGCTGAAACGCACAGCCCAGCATTCGCTCCAGCTTGACTGCGAGACGGGCGTTGGACTGGAGCAGTACCCGGCTTACACGGCAGAAGATTTGACGGCTGAAAACGGCAACATTTTGCTGGCTGAGTACACGCAGAACGATCTTGTAACCGAAAGCGGAGAAACGATTACGACCGAGGCCAACGACAATTTTGAAACGATTGCCGATGCGCCCAACCCACCTTACGATTTTACGCCACCGGTTTATCTGACGACGACTAGCTATCCGGCAGCGCCCGGCTATGACCCGCAGGCCATGCTGCGCTGGTCGGACGATGGCGGTCATACCTGGTCAAACGAACACTGGCGGTCTATGGGCAAGATTGGCGAGTTCGGCTACCGCACCATCTGGCGGCGGCTGGGCATGACGACGAAGATCCGCGACCGCGTGTACGAGGTGTCTGGCACCGATCCGGTCAAGATTGCCATCATGGGCGCCGAACTGCAGGCCAGCGGCACCAATGCCTAACATTACCAACATCACGCCGCCCCGCGTTCCGCTGACCGATCCTCGGACGGGGTTGATCGCGCGTGAGTGGTACTTGTTTTTGCTGAGCCTGTATGATCAGACTGGCGGCAGCACCACATCGCTGGAAGACGTGCAGAAGGGGCCTGCGGCCGAAGCAACGTTCTCCGACACGTCCGAACTGGACAAGGACATCAACGCGCTGGCCGTCGCACCGCAACCTGACCTTGGCACCATGGCAGCGGTTCAGCAGGACAACGTGCGGTTCCTGCGTTTTTCGCCTGTACCGTCGCCACCGGTCGTACCTCAGTTGGGGTCCATGGCATGGAACCCGGCGGACCAAACCGTTGACCTTGGCATGGATTACGGCGTGGTGCAACAGGTCGGGCTTGAGTATTACGCCCGCGTTGAGAACGCGACCGGCACGACGATCCCGAACGGCGCGGTCGTCGGGTTCGCGGGTGTTGGCGCCAATAACACACTGTCCGTTGCCCCGTATCTGGCTGATGGATCGACACCCAGCCTGTACATTCTCGGCGTCATGACGCACGCGCTGCCGAACAGCGGCGAGGTCGGGTACTGCACCGTTTGGGGCCATGTGCGCGGCATTGACACCAGCGCGTTCAGCGTGGGCGACATCCTGTATGCCAGCCCGACCGTGGCGGGCGAGTTCACCAACGTCAAGCCGACAGCGCCAGATAACGTCATTCCGCTGGCCGCAGTGCTGGAGGCGGACGCGGTTAATGGTGAGATTTTCGTCCGCCCGACCATCGAGCAGGAGCGGTATTACGGCGAGTTTGTCAACACGGCAGGCGTTACGCCAGGAGCCGCCAACACGGCCTATGCGTTGGAATGGACCGGCACCACTATCGCAGATGGCGTCACCGTCGCAGGTACGCCTGCAACGCAGATCACCATATCAGAAAGCGGGCTGTACCAGTTCAACGCCCGCATCCAGTTTTCCTCCGGCAACTCCAACCTTAAAAATGCGTGGATGTGGTGGAAACTGAACGGCACGACGGATTACGCCAACAGCGCCGTTATCGGGTCGTTGTCGGATAACAACGGCTATCTGGTGGCCCGCAACTCGCAGTTCTTTTCGCTTGCGGCAGGCGATTACATCGAACTGATGTGGGCGGTTGACGACACTGGGCTGGAACCCACCAACGTAGCGGCGACCGCGTTTGCGCCCGCAGCGCCTTGCGCCATCGTTGAAGTTACGCAAATTCAGCAGTAGGATGACCCCATGACCGTCACAGTCAAAGTACTTGTCCCAGCACAGACTGCCAACAACACGCAGTCCACTGTCTACACGGCGTCGGGCGTCACGGCCATCATCGACAAGTTCACGGCCACCAACTATTCGGCCAGCGCCGCGACGATCAGCGTCAATCTGGTGACGTCTGGCGGCAGCGCGGGTAACGACAACCTGATTGTCAAAAGCAAAACCCTCCAAGCCTCGGAGACGTACACGTTTCCCGAGCTAGTCGGGCATGTGCTGGCGCCCAGCGGGTTCATCTCGACCATTGCCGGCACGTCATCAGCCATCAACATCCGCGTTTCAGGCCGCGAGGTGACGTAATGGACGAGGCCGGTCAGTCCCTCGCCGTCCACTTCCAGAAGCTGGAGTTGCCGCCAGAAGCGTCAGCCTGGCTGCTGGACGTCTGGCAGATGATCCAGACGCTGGACGATGTGGCGGATCTCGACCCGATCCGCCGTTCGGATCTGGACGCGGCCATCTGGGCCTCGCTTGTGACCATGCCCGCCAACCCGTTCTATCTGGCCAACGCCGCCGCTCTCCAGATCGGGCTGGCCACGCTGGTGCTGAAGTGGCAGGCATCGGACGCCGCCGAGCGGGCCGGACAGGCGGACGCCCGGTCGTATATGTGGCGGGCAGGCTATTACGATTTGATCCTGTTGGTTGTCCTTTTGACGAAAGGCCACGCAACTGCTATGAAAGACGCCATGACGGTGATGCACCTGTATGGTGAGAAGCTCGACGACTATCTGAAGGAGTTTTGACATGCCCGCACCTGTTGTAGCTGCCATTGGAGCCGTCGGCGCTATTGCCAGCGCGGGCGTTGGGGCTTACGGCGCCAGCAAGGCTGCAGACGCCCAGAAGGACGCCGCCAAACGAGCGCAGCGGACCCAGCAGGAAGCCCTTGCCGCTCAGACCGCGTTGGCCGCGCCTTATGTCGAGGCAGGCAAGAACGCACTGGCAGAATACCAGAAATTGGCGCCTTATCAGACGTTTGGAATGCAACAGTTCCAAGCCGACCCCGGCTACCAGTTCCGCATGGCCGAGGGCGTCAAGGCGCTGGAGCGGTCGGCTGCCGCCCGCGGGCTGTTGCAGTCAGGGACTACGCTGAAGGGGATTACGGGCTACGGTCAGGATCTGGCGAGCCAGGAATACCAGAACGCTTTCAGCCGCTACCTGTCTGAACGCGCTGCTCGATTGGGGCCGTATGAGTACCTTACGGGTATTGGACAGTCGGCGGCTGCCGGTCAAGCGGCGAATGTAGGCACAAGCGCCGCAAATCTTGCGGAGCTTGCAGCCCAGCGCGGTAACGTGCAGGCCGCTCAGTACATGGGGACCGCTGGGGCAATCGGCGGGGCGCTCGGCGACATTGGGCAGGGCGTTGCAAGTTACTATGCCAATCAGCCATATATGAATTACCTTCGGTCCATCACGCCGTCCACATCTGTCTATTAGGTGAACCATGCCGCTTGATCCAAACATCATTACATCCGGGCTGCGTCAGATGCCGGGCGTTGACATCAACGCCATGGTGCAGCAGCAGATTACCGGCATGGAAAATATCAACGAGCTGGAACGGCAGCGTCAGGCTGACGCGCTGGCGTTGCAGGACCGCGCAGCAAAACAGCAGGCAGACGCCGCTCAAATGCAAGAGGCCGCGACGATGAAAGCGCTGCTTCCGGCCTATACTTACGGCATTCAGACCGGCGATATTGCGGGGGCGATCAATCTTGTCCCGCCAAACATGCAGGAGAGCCTGCGTCCGTATGTTGATGCTTTGGCCGGGAAATCGCCGCAGGAAGTTCAAGCCGCGCTGATTGGCTCTCTATCTTCCAGCGAAATGGGCCAGGACGCGCTGGCCGCTATTCAACGCGCCGGAACGCTAGGCGTTCAGCAGGGTCAACTTACTTTGGCCCAGCAGAGATTTGCGGCGGAGCAAGAGGCGGCTGCTGCTGAAGCTGCAGGCGGCGGCAAAGTGGAGTTCCGCGAAACAGATGCGGAAGGCAATGTAAGTTTGTTTGACGCCCAAGGTAACCTAATCCGCGTAGTACCAAAAGCAGGAAAACCCGCGGCTGGCGTAGGCGTCACTCCTAAACAAGCCGCCGAAGAACAAAAACAGGCTGTGGCTAAGACCAGATTGGAAGGCACGCTTTCTAAAATGGTTGCTGCGTATAATAAATTGAACGAACTAAAATCCATCACGTCTACTTCGCAAAGCACGCAAGAAAACCTTGCGGCTTTTGCGCGTAGTAAAACTGGCCAATTGATTGGAACGCCTGTTGGCGCTGAAGATCAAACGCAGCGTCAGCTAATCAAGAATTTGCGTTTTGCGCTTATAAACGACATTAAAGAAGCGACGGGCATGTCGTCTAAAGCATTGGATAGCAATGTCGAATTAAAAAATGCGCTGGAAAGCCTTGGCGACCCAGAAAATCAATCGTTTGAGGCGGCCATGGCTACGCTGGCAGAGCTGTCTGCTCGATATGGCTCTGGGGGGATTACTTTTGCGCCGCCGCCTCCAACAGCAGAAACTGTTCCGTCGGTTGCTCCGACAATTGAAACCGCGCCCGGCGTAATTGACTTTAACGATTTGGAGGATTGACGATGGACGTCCGGCTTCCAAACGGCACAGTCATTAAAAATGTTCCTGAAGGAACTACCAAACAGCAGCTTTTGGACAGGCTAAAGACCAAAGGCTATGACGTTGAAAGTTTAATAGCGCCTCAAATGACTTATGGCGAACAAGCCATGGACATAGCCAAAAGTCTTGGAACGGGCGTAGTAAAAGGCGTTACATACGCGGTAGGAATGCCGACGGATATTGGCCGAACATTGGGTGAATATGCTATTCGTGGCGGCGGCTATCTTATGGGCGCAGATCCTGAAAAGATGGAACGCGACATTGCGCGGTCACGAGAGATCACGTCTAGTCGCAACGTCTTGGCGCCGCCGACCAGCGAAGAACTTGCAGGAGCGTATCAAGGCGTATTTGGTGATTTTTATCAACCGCGCGGTACTGCAGGCGAATACGCTGAAACAATAGGAGAGTTTGTGCCTGCGGCAATAGCGGGGCCTGGCGGCATAATTCGGAAAACGGCCACAGCAGTTATCCCCGGCGCGGCGTCTGAAGCCGCGGGTCAAGCCGTCAGAGGCACGGCGCTTGAAGATTTGGAACCTGTTGCACGTATAGCCGCAGGTGTAGCTGGCGGCGGTATTGCATCTATAGGTGCAAAAGGCGCGCCAGGGCGCGCAATGCGAAAGGAAGCGCCTGAAAAAGCTAAAATTGAGGCTAAAAAAGATACGCTGTACAAAGAACTTGAAAATTCTGGGGTGCGGTTTGACCGTAACGAATACACTAATTTTGCCGCAGACATAAGTGCTAGGTTGCAGCGCGAAGGTTTTGACCCAGACCTTCACCCAAAAACAGCGGTAATTCTTAAAAAGATAGGCCAGCTAAACGGCAAGTCGCCAAGTTTTGTTGAGATGGACACCATACGCAAAATGGTTGGCGAAGTGTCGCGCGGCGGGGCTGGGGTAGATCCGGCAGACGCCAATCGCGCGGTTCAAATATTGAAGTCTGTAGATCAGTTCTTTGATACTGCGCCTGTAACTACGACCAGCGCCGCATTGTCGCCATCACAAGTAAACGCAAAAGCCAAAGAGGCGCGTGAGTTGTCGCGGCGGCTGGCTATTACTCGCGAACTTGAAGAAATGAAGCGTCAGTCGCCTTATTATGGCGAAGGTACAGTAACCGGCGCAGAACAGACCGTTAGAAACTACATGCGTTCAAAAAAAGGTAAGCGTCTTACTGAAGCAGAACAAAATGCCTTTAACGCTATTGCCATGCGCGAACAGATTGCTGAGTTGGCCCGATCAAAAGCTGGCCCGTTTGCTGGCGGCGCCGTGGGTTTCTTTGGCGGCGGTGGCCCCGTAGGCGCCGCTGTTGGCGCGGGTCTTACCTTAGCCGGTCAAGCGGCGGTTAAAAAAATAGCCGAAGCTAATACGCTCAAGCAGATCGACAAGGCGCTTAAAACTGTATTGGCTGGACGCGACGCGCAAAACAAGATGCTGCGCGACGCCGCGGTAGCAACGGCAAGAAACAGGATGAGAGCATTGCTAGGGGCAGAGGCAGCAGTGCAAAGTGCAGGGGAGAGGTGATACCGTGGATTATCAAGTGCTTTTCAATCTGGCGTTCGGCATTGCGGGCGTATTCGGGGGCTGGATTTTGACCCGCATATACAACGCGATTGACAAGCTTGATGATGACGTGCGCAGCATCCCGCTGAACTACGTCCAGAAGGATGACTTCAAGACGGCAATTGCCGAGGTCAAGATGGACATTCGGGCGGGCTTCCAGCAGATCGACAAGACGCTGGGGACGATCTTCGACCGGCTGAACGACAAGGCCGACAAGCCGTGAAGCTCAGCACGTCGTCTCTGGCACGCCTGCGCGGTGTCCATCCCGACCTGGTGCGTGTGGTGTTCCGCTGTGCTGACGACTGGAAAGACAAGGAGACAGGCTTCATCGTCACCTGCGGCGTCCGTACTCTGGAAGAGCAGAAGATCCTCAAGGCCAAGGGCGCATCCAAGACGCTGCGCTCCCGCCATATCCCGGCAGCCAATGGCTACTCTCACGCCGTCGATCTGGCCGCGGTCGTCAAGGACCAGGTGCGCTGGGACTGGCCGCTGTACAACAAGTTGGCCGTTGCCATGAAGGCGGCGGCCAAGAAGGAGAAGGTTCCGCTCGAATGGGGCGGCGACTGGGCTACGTTCAAGGACGGGCCGCACTACCAACTGCCATGGGACAAGTACCCAGGCACCAAAAAGGAGAAACGTGCATGACAAAGGACATGGTATGGGGCGTCGTCCGCGCCGTTCTGGCCGCTGCTGGCGGTTATTTCGTCGGCGTCGGTATTCTTGACCAGTCCATGATGAACGACCTTATCGGCGCTGCGGGCATCATCTTTGCCGCCGGCTGGTCTATCTGGTCCAAGAAGTGAGTTGGATTGAAATTGCCGCCATCGTCGTCCTGCTGATCGGGATCGGCGCTGGCGGCTTTCTCGTTGCCCAACGCCCGACATTCTGGCTGGGTATGCTGACAGCAGTTGTCAAGGCGCTGTTACCTATCGTGCTTAAACGTATGCCGCCAGAGGAAGAAGCCGCTTGGCGTGACTGCCAGCGGCGTAATGGCAAGTGGAACTATCGTAAGAAGCGATGTGAGTAATATGTCCAAGCGTCCCAAGCGCATTGCAATTGAGTGGAAAAAACTCAGCACTGCTTGGGGCTGGGCGTACACCGACGAACATCGGATCGAGCTTGATCCTCGCATGGATGAGCGCACGCTACTGGAGGTAGCATCGCACGAGGTAGGGCATATCGTCCTGCCAGAAGTACCCGAAGACAAGATTGACCTGCTCGGCAAACAGATTGCCAACGTGCTGTGGCGCGTTGGATTTAGGCGTGAGGATGCGTAATGGCTAACAAGAAAATAAGCGACGATGAGTTTCTGCGAGCTTGGATGAAATACAAGTCGCCAGCCAGAGTGGCCGAGGAACTGAAGATTAGCGTTCGGCATGTCTATGAGCGCCGCGTCAAGTTCGAACAGACGCACGGTATTGTCCTTGAAACGGATGCTCACAAGTCGCTGCTGCGCGAACAGAACGCCGTACCAAAGCACGGGTTCCGCGCCGTCAAGGAAAATGCGCGCGGCTGTGTCATCATAGGATCAGACGGCCACTTCTGGCCCGGAGAGCGGTCTGTAGCGTTTGGCGCAATGATCCAGCTCATCAAGGAACTGCAGCCGTCGATGGTCATCATGAACGGCGATAGCTTCGACGGCGCGCGGATCAGCCGGCATCTGCCTGGGGGCTGGGCGCAGTTCCCGACCGTGGCCGAGGAGCTGGAGGCGGTCAAGGAGCGTCACGCCGAGATCGAGAGCGTGGCGCCGCCGGGGGCTAACCTGATCTGGTGCGCGGGCAACCATGACAGCCGGTTCACCTCGCGGTTGGCGCAGACAGCCCCGGACTACATCAAGGTCCAAGGCTTCGACATCGTGGATCACTTCCCGGCATGGCAGTTCTGCTGGTCGATCTGGCTCAACGACAACACGGTCGTCAAGCACCGCATTCATCAGGGCGTGCATGGCGGGTACAATAACGCGCTCAAGAGCGGCAAAACCATCGTTACCGGCCACACGCATCGGTTGCAAGCCACCATGTTTGCTGACTATAATGGCTTGCGCTGGGGCGTTGAGACTGGCACACTGTCGGACTTTGGCCCCGAGAACGACAAGTACGCCTACGCCGAGGACAATCCGGTAAACTGGTCACAGGGCTTCGTCGTACTGCATTTTGCCGAGAGCGGAATGTTGCTCGAACCGGAGTTCTGCCGCGTCATCAACGGCTCGGCTTGGTTCAGGGGTCAGCCGGTGGTGTAAGCTGCCGCACGATAAGATTGGAGTATCCCGCCACATCGACCCAATGGTCTATATCATTCGGGTTGCCTGACAAGATCCTGGCGATCTTGGTGGCGATCAGATCGAGGGACTCGCGGTGCGTATCGTCCATCTTGCGCCAGTTTTGGCTTTGCTTGAAGCAATCCTTGAGCTGCTGTGCCATCGCTGCCGTGCTAGCGTAAGAGCCGTGCGTCTTTTCGCGTTCGTTCAGAATGTCAGTCATTTATCTTCTCCAGCAGTTCCTTGCGTTCCCGTTGTGCTCGCAGTGCAGTATAGCGTTGGTGCAGCCGCACGACATAGGTCGGGCGCTTGTGCTGCTCGACCTCTTCGGTCAGCATTGCCAGAACCTGCGCCTCGGTCTTCAGAGGCAGGATGGCGTTCAATTCGAACCAGTTCACGCTTTCAACTCCTCCAAGGCAATATCTGACATTGCGCGCTTGTCAGCAAGAGCCGCCCAGATCCGTTCGTCGATAGTCTTGTTTGTCAACAGAATATAGACCCACACGTCATGCGCTTGGCCGCTGCGATGGATGCGTCCGACCGTCTGTTCAAAAAGTTCCAGCGACCACGGGAGCGACAGGAACACCATCTTGTTGCCGCCATACTGAAGGTTAAGGCCGTGGCCGGCTGACTTGGGGTGGACCGCCAGCAGCTTGATCTTGCCGTCGTTCCATCGCTTGACGACGTCGGGGCCATCGTCCAGCGTCCAGAGGTGCGGGTATAGCGTCTTCAGTTTCGCCAGTTCTTCAACGAAATTATACACCACTATGGTGTTGTCCTGTTGGTTGCCGTCGAGGATTTCGTCCAGCATATCAAAGCGATGCGTCGAGAACCAGTGCGCGTGCTTGTGCGTCTTGAAGACGCCTGCCTTGTCCGAGGCTTCCGAGACGGTGTCATAGACCCAGCCGCCAGCCATCTGCTGGAGCTTGGTCGTGACCGCGGCAGCGGACAGCGCCGTGATCTCGGCTCCGCCTAACTCGACCAGGCAGTCCTTCCGCATCTTCTCGTAAGGCGCGCGGTCTGGCATGTCGCTGCGCATCTCGGTCACATGAAGCGGCGGCAGCTTGTCCTTGTACTCGCCAGGCTCAAGGACGAAGGTCGCAGGCCGAATGCGTGTCATCACCTGCTCCAGCGCGCCCTTGCGCGGCATCCACTCGCCGAAATCGCGGTTGATGCAGACGAAGTACTGCTGCAGGAACGCGCCTTTGGCCCGGCCCAGCAGCTTTTCGTCGATCACCTTGCACTGGCCGAAGACGTCTTCAAGGCCGTTGGACGTGAACGAGCCGGTCAGGCCCCAGCGCACCTTGATGTGTTCTGCGGCCTTGAACAGTGCCTTGAAGCGTTTGCCGGACGGGTTCTTGAGCCGCGTCAGCTCGTCGAACACGATGCCGTCGAAATCGGTGTGCGGCAGTTTGTCGAGGTTGTCGTAGTTGACCACGACAATGTCTTTGGTAGAAGAAAACGCTGCCTTGCGTTGGGTGGAGGTGCCAACCGCAACGGATATAGACAGCGTCGGCGCCCATTTCGCCGCCTCAACCGGCCACACGTCGGTACACACGCGCTTGGGCGCCACTACCAGCCACCGCTTGGCATGACCGTCGCGTTTCATCTCGGTCATCGCCGTCAACGTGATGGCCGTCTTGCCTGCCCCGACGGGTGCTAGGATCATGGCGCGGTCACGCTCGTACAGGAACGTCACGGCCTGCTGCTGGTATGGCCTGAGCGTCAGCCCCATTGTTCAGCCATCGCAGAAGCAATGCCTTCATAGGTACGGCTGCGCACTTTCCAGCGGTCCTCAGACGGGCCTAATCGGTTCTGCCCGCTGTTGGTCTGGTTGCCCCAGCGGGGTTTGCCGTCTACGACGCGGGGGGCAATCAGATCGGTCGGTTTCAGCAGCGGCAACCCAATCAGCCACAGGCAAGTCTTCTTTGACGCGTCGTGGCCGAACTGATGCGGCTGTACGATCTGATCTGGTGGCCGGATGCGGCTTGAAATGATCGACACCGGGTTTTCAAGGGCAATGCGGGGAATGGGAGCATCCAGCAACGCCCGAACAAAAGCCAACGCGTCTTCGGTCAGCTTGGGGTCGCGCAGGCCCCGCGTCGTCCAGTGCATCCCGCTGACGGACAGATAAGTGCAAGGCGGGTGCGCCACCATCAAATCCCAGCCGTCGTCAAGAATGTTGCGGGCGTCGCCTTGGTAATGCGGCCCCGGCGCGTCAGTTGGCAAGATGTCACAAGACATAGCGTCGTGTCCACGGGCGCGGAAGGCGTCGCGGACTACTCCTGAGAACTCGCAGGCGACAAGGACTTTTGCCATTCATCTATCTCCGATTGGCTCCACAGGCACGCATACTTCTGGTTGAGCCGTTTCATCTCAAGCGCAAAGATCTTCTGGAGTGGCGACAGCCGCCCCTTGGTCGCCTTGACCTCAATAAACCAGGTCGAGCCGTCCGGCAGGCAGACGATGCGGTCGCTGACGCCCCTGTGATTGACCGACTGGAACTTGTAGGCAATGCCGCCCATGCGCTCCACTGTCCACACAAGGTACTTCTCAACTTGACTTTCGCGCGTCATGCTGGTCGTCTAACAAAGAACGCTTGACAAGTCAACAAACAATCTTTATCACCGGCACAAATACAGGAGACGACACTATGGCCGCACACTCGAACATCGTCGGTGGATCAACCGCCAAGCGCGTCATCAACTGCCCCGGCAGCGTTGCGCTGGTGCAGAAGATGCCGCCCAAGCCGTCAAGTTCTTACGCCGACGAAGGCACGCTGCTGCACAACGTCATCGCCGCGGTGCTGGACAGCCACAAGAACCCTGAAGACTTCATCGGCGTCACGCACAACGGGATCGAGCTGACGCAGGATCTGATGGAACGCAAGCTGCTGCCGGCGCTCGCGGCGCTGAACGAGATCGACCCCGACAAGAAGATGGAGTACGTCGTCGAGAAGGTCGTCGGCTTTGGCAACGTGCTGCCCGGCGTGTTCGGCTCTGCCGACTTGGTGGGCCGCATCGGCAACCGCGGCGT